CAAATAATCGAATCATCTTTGATGAATGATTCAATCATATCAGGTGTGAAATGAAATGTCAAGAAATGAACGGCAGAAGTTTTGTCCTCATCACCACGTTCTAGGTCTTCATCTGCAATCGCAAAGACAGGATCAAAACCAATAACTTGAACATAAACTTTGTGTTCAATGCCAGCAAGTTCTTTTAACTTCTCTTTGCGTTCTTCTGGATTGCCATACTCAATAAACATTGTGGCTTTCAATGTATTACCAGTTGGAATCAATGGATTGTATGCATCAAGTTCGTCTTGAATACCTTCAGGTTCAAAGGTTCTCTCAATGCGAAGCATCTCTTGAATCTGATATTGAATTGTTCTTCGGTCTTCAAAGAGAATTGTAACATGGTCACCCAAAGCAATTGATCTTGCTTTCTTGTGGGCGACCACTTCTTCTCTAAATGAAGAACGAATTGTTGCGTATTCTTCAAGTGAATACAAATCGTCCTTCGTTAGCATTTATGCCTCCGCTTTGTATGCGTCAAGAGTTTTCTTAAACTTACCAGCGTGACTACGTTCTGCTTTTGCAAGTGTTTCAAACCAATCTGCAATTTCATCAAAGCCTTCGTCACGAGCATCTTTAGCCATACCTGGATACATGTCTGTGTATTCATGTGTTTCACCAGCAATGGCAGATTCAAGTGCTTCTGCAATGTTGCCAGCAGGAAGACCTGTCTCAGGATCACCAGAACCACCAGAGATTAGATACTCCATGTGTCCATGTGCGTGACCTGTTTCACCTTCTGCGGTGTGACGGAAGATGGAAGCAACCTCAGGTGCACCTGCAATGTCAGCCATGTTTGCGAAATATAGGTATCTACGATTCGCTTTTGACTCACCTGCAAATGCGTCCTTGAGGTGCTGTTCAGTTTTTGTTCCTACAACTTTCATATTTTCTCCTTGTCAAAAAGTAACAACCTATCGTTATTACTTATAATAATATATCTCAATCAGAACAAAAAATCTATTACTTTGTTTCTATCAGGCGATTAGACCAGGTTTATAGACGGTCTTACCATTCTCTTTCATAGCTGTCATCACCTGTTTCTTATTGTCGGCAGGATTGTATGACACATGTACCCAGCCAGAATCAGGAACACCTGGTGTATAGAACTCAAGAATCAACTGACGAAACTCAAAATTGTCAGCGATGTATTGTGCGAGGTCAGCATTTGCAACACCTGGAATTTCAATGTCCGCTGCCATGCCTTTGCAATGGTCGGAAGTAGTAGAACCACCAACTGCCTTATTCACATCTGGATGACGATAGCCCGAATTGACTTTCACACCTTTACCGTATGCTTCACGGATCGGTTGAAGAATGTTTTCACAGAGAGCCTTGAGATTTTCCAAATGCTCAGGCTCAGGTGTGTTGTCCATGTCTAAACGCAATGCTGTTTCAGATTTGGTCATTTCTGCTAAACTAAAATTCTCTGTTAATTTCATTTATTTTCCTTGTTTGATGTGGTTAGTTTCGATTTCACACATCTCTAAAAATTTCAACCCATCATCATTCCTATATGTATGTTCATAGAAAACTCTCTTAATACCAGATTGATGAATAAGTTTTGCACATTCTAAACAAGGCGCACAAGTCACAAACATGTCTGCACCATCGGTTGAGTTTGTTGACCTGGCCACTTTCGCAATCGCATTCGTTTCAGCATGTAAAACTTCAGGCTTCGTAATTCGTCTAACATAACCTGCGACTTCAGAGACAGCGCCAAAAGTATAACCATTTGAAATCATTTCGTCATAATCTTGGCCGTTCTCATCGACATAATCGATTGTCTCACACTCATTGTTCCAACCAGAAGGCATGCCGTTGTATCCAATACCAATGATTGTATTATCTTTGACGATGACACAACCAACTTGTAATCGTTTTGCAGAAGACAGACGAGCATAGACACCTGCTGCCTCCATATGGGCTTGAATGAATTTATCTTTCATCCTAAAAAGACAAGAGGCACTTCAACCTTTTTCAAATTATTTGCATGAACAAAGAAAGGTACAAATCTTTCGTTGAGAAAACCAGGGTAACGCCAAGGGAATGGTTCTGAACAATTGTATTGTTTCTTTGACTTATCGGGAAATACTTCACTACAATTCTTCCAAATATGTTCCATAATCAGAAAGTGTTCAGTAACTAATTGTCTGAACAAATGTTTCTTCATAATGTAGATACCTTCATAACTACATCGATTACTTTCTGTGAACCAATTCATCTTGTTTCGATAAGAAGGATTCACTCTGACAATACCTTCTTTGAACAGGTGCCAATATTCAGGCAGTTCGTATGTAAGATATTGATTCTCAACTGAAGTATGAATAACTCTTTCATGGTTGATAATTATATCATTATCTTGTAGAAGAACAAGAGCCTTATTCATTTTTTCTTCAGAAGTAATTTTCTCAGAAGATTCTAATGTTGCAGGCAAAGTAATCTTTTCTGTTTTGTCATTTTCATCTATCATCAGAAATCTACGATACGATGCACAACCAAGATACTCAGCAGAAGTATCATAATTCGCCAAGTAATAATCTGTAACTTGTTGACCAATTGCTTTCAGAAAATCATTCTCACTTACCATCGAATAGTAGTGACGATACTTTCTTATAAAATCACCAGTTGTTACATTGATGTATTCACCATCATCACTTGGTGGATGCCATTCGTATGGACCAGTACCACCAGCATACGAAGCCTTTACCCAAGATGAATTGAAATTAAATGGGAATGGTTTATGAAAATGACTAAGAATCAGAATCGGTGGTTCGTTCATTATGATCTTTCTTCTTAGGTGTTTTAATAAGCACAGAACCTTTGACAATCGCATCTACCATTAGATTACGATATTCAGATGCCTTTTCTTTTGTCATAAAGGCAAGTTGAACTTTAACTTGTTTTGGGAGTTTGAAATTTTTATCACGTTTTATCATAGTATACCTTTTCGAGTGGGGCCGAAGCCCCACAAATTAAGCAGCCTTCTTTTCTTCTTGTAGAAGTTCTGGTTTGAATTCTTTGAGTTCAGAACCAATTTCAATCTTGCGAGGCTTCTTATGGTCAGGAATAATATTTTCAAGACCAATTCGTAGAATACCGTCTTTGTATTCTGCACCTTTCACTTCGATTGTTTCGGCTACCTTGAGAGTTTTGGTGAACGACCTTGTACCGATGCCACGATACAGATATGTTGCATCAGATTCTTTCTCAGCCTTTTCACCTTTGATTATCAATGTACCATCTTCAACTGATACTTCAATTTCATTCTTTGAGAAACCAGCAACGGCTAACTCAACAACATAACGAGAATCATCAAGTTTCATAATGTTGTGTGGTGGAAAAGATTGAGTTGTCTTTGTTACATCAGCACTCAGCATCTTTTCGACTTCATCAAAGAAGCGTTCAAAGCCAAGAGTAGATGTAGTAAGAGGTCTAAAAGTAAGTGTCATAGTTTATCTCCTATTAAGCGAGTTACAATATCGTGACCCTTTCGGCGTCACACTACTATTTATCCAGAAGAACCTCAAAGGCATCTCTATTTGCCATATAAGTTCTTTCAGGATTCTTTTCATTATACACACGAATAAACTTCATACCACCTTGCTCTTCAACTTTATCATAAGCCTTAGTGAATACAATGTCGCCTGTATAACGATTCTTCAATCGAACAACATTCTCTTGTTTCATATATCACCATTAGTAATCGTTTGTCTTTTTACCTATGTTGTATTTCGTAATCAATTCCCAATCGTCTTTTTCTTTGAATGCAATAATCTTTATTTGATGAAGTGGTGCAACATTGTCACCAATCACCTCTTGATTTACTATTTTCAAAAGACCCCATTCTTCAAGTAGTCGTGCGATTGCGTTTCTTCTTTGTATATCGTTCTCTGAAAGATTAGACGGCTTACCATCTAATGCAAATAATTCTTTAAAATGGACGATGTAGTATCGGCCTTGTTTGTGTAAGATGTGACATGACTGATACAGGACTCTCTCTTTGCGTGAAGACACTCCAATTCTGGTAAGTGTTTCACGAACTTTGAGAAAATCATCCTGTTCATTCAATGTCACCTCAATAAATCTAGTCAGATCCACCATTTCGTTTTCCTAATCCACCGATTTCGGTTTGTTCTTTTAGTTTTTGGATTTGTTGCTTAGAGAGAAGCCTGAGTGCTTCTTTGGCTTTGCTGTTTGAATATTGAAAGATATTTTTTACACATTCTAAATCTTCACTCTTTTCAGGCTTTACCCACTTCGCAAATGGTCTTTTTTGTGACCTGACTGTATTTAGTAAAAAGTCATTTTGCAACTTTTTATCAACAAAATGACGCATATTCATCTCATTAGAATACATTATGCAATCTTTATGATACGATAAACTACGATTTGTCAAAAAAGGAACATACTCTTTCTCTGTCAGTTCATCGACAATCAGTTGTTTTTTGTTTTGTAATATAGCATTCACATAATCAAACGGGTTCATATCACCATCCTTATCAGTCCAACACTATCTATTGTAACAAGCAGTAAGTAGTTTGCAAGCATACCAAATGATTTGCGAGTATAAGCAGCCCAAGCATACATAGCGCAGCCACTAATCCAAATAGGGTATAGTACCAGTAGCGGTGGATTGGGAACTGTAGCAGCCATAGTGATAGAACAACCAATACTAATAGCCCAGGCAATAAACTCAACAATAAAACGAAAATGGTTAGAATTCCAATCATTTCGTATCCATTCGAAAGTAGGTCTGAAAAGAGTATCTATCATTCAAATTCACAACCCACCATCAACTCTGTGAGACATGCAACAGTATTGATCTCTTGGTCAGCAACAAACGCAGCCTTGTATTGATAGTCAGCAAGAACCATGACCGCCTGTGGTATTGACTGTGGTTTAATGAAGTCATACATCGCATCATACACCTTACGAAAGAGTGTATTCGAATCGATCTCATTACTTGCAACCCATTTACGAATTGCACCAAAATCTTTCTCACGCAGATTCTTTACCAACTCTGCAATCGATACATCACCAATCTGTGAAAGAATACCAGTATCGATCTTACCAAACTGAGAGTATCTTTGCAGTTCATTCAACACTCTACGAAAGTCAGGAAAGTGTTTCTTGATAAGTTCTGCAATTACAGCGTCATCATAGTCGACCGATTCACTTTGCA